CGGTCTTAGACCGATGTCTTTATAAATCCTTAAAGAAGTAATTCCCTCAGGTACTAGTGTCGACAAGATAATCTAATATTATCAAATCAACTAGAAGGTGGCACCTTACTTTATCTAACTCCCTGAAAGGGAATAAGTAAATGTAAGGACCAGTCGCTTTTCGATATTAATTAATCAAATTATGAAAACAAACTTAAAATTAAGATTTATTTCCAAATTTGAAAAATTACGATTAAGCTCTGTTCCTAACATGATATCGCTAAGTAATAAGAAATTATTACTTAAAGTTTTATCCACATTTGCTTGGAAAGTAATTTCTATAAGTAGTGGTAAGACTAAAGTTGCACCTCGATTAAGAAGATTTAATAAGTTTATCACACTAGTTTATCGTGTGTATACTCATCATGGATCTACTTTTACCATTAAATGGTTGAAAGCATCACATATGGCTATACAGAAAAGAATATCATCTACACCATTCCGATCTCTTCGTGAGATCGAACCTACTTTACCTTTACCACGTTTGGTGAATGGTTTGCCTAGTTTTATAGGTACAATGGATAGAAAAGCTATAAGAGCTTTTCATCCGGGTACTATAAGACTTTGGCTTTCTATCTTAAGTATTTATCGGATCCTTGAAGGACCTGGTAAACTTAATTTAGGAACCATTACTAATCCATTTGGTGGTAGTAAAGAAGAAATTAAAGCGTTATCCCATATCTTCTCTGATGTTATTAAATTTAATAAATTAGAAAGAGATATTAAAGGAATTGCTGCTTTTGCAATAGAAAAATCTTTATCATCGGGACCGAACCATCCTGTTGCTTTATACAGTTTATTAACTGATGCAATAGGGATCGCTAAGTATCCTGAAATTTATGAACCTTTTGTAAATTATTGTAAATTAACAAAAGGAACACTTCATAAACGATTAGATAATTATATTCAATGGGCAGGTCGAGCTTTAACTGTTCATGGTACCGATTGGGTTGTTCGATCAAAATCTGTAAAAGAATTTGACGACATCCGATTAGGGAAATTAGCTTTTAAAGTGGAACCAGCAGGTAAAATACGAGTTTTTGCTATAATTGATATATGGACCCAATCATTATTAGCACCTCTTCATTCTAGATTATTTTCTATTCTGAAAGGTTTTCCTAATGATGGTACATTTGACCAAGATCTTTCTTATGAAAGATGTATGGAAAAAGCCATAAAATACAATTGTGCATACTCAGTAGATTTATCTGCTGCCACAGATCGATTACCAATTCTTCTTCAGACTCATGTTTTAAATTTAATATTTAATAGCACGGTTCTTGGAGAATATTGGGCCGAACTTCTTATTAAAAGACCATATTTCATAACGGACAAACGGTATGGAGATGAAAATAATTATAAAAATAATTATTATTATTATTCTACCGGTCAGCCTATGGGAGGACTTTCATCGTGGGCAATGCTAGCACTTACTCATCATCTTATTGTTCAAGCATGTGCATTCAGAGTATATAATACTCGAATCTGGTTTGATAAATACGAGGTGTTAGGTGACGACCTAGTAATATTCGATAGATCAGTATATGATAAATATATTGAAACTATGAAATTATTAGATGTCGGAGTTAATCCTTCTAAATCCTTAGTAAGTGAATCACTTACGGGATTAGAATATGCGAAAAGAACTTCTATAGCCGGTATTGATGTATCAGGTATTTCTTGGAAACAATTAATATCTGAGAATACTTCTTTAGGAAGAGTTAATTTAGCTCTTCACTATTTAAGAAAAGGATTTATAAATAATCCATCAATGCTTTGGAAAGCTATGACAGATCACCGTTATATGAATTATAAAGCTATGCTTAAAGTTGACACTTTAAAACATAGTTTTGATAATTATATAGTTGGTTTAATAGGTTCCTTTATTTCGAAAAATAAAGTTACGCTGTTATCCGTAGTTTCATTACTTGTCGATCCTCATGACGAGGGGTGTGAACAGATGGAAAATCCATCTATCCCACATGCAAGTGCTTTACGGTTTTTGTTTGAAATAGCAAAATCTAAAAGTACTTCTCC